GGAAAACGGTGTTTTGGAGTTTCCGCTGATGCTGGATAAATGTCTGGATCCGGCGTGGCTGCGGTACAGGGGGATGAATATGAGCTTTCTCTCAAAGCCCGGCCTTCAGGGGAGGAATGCCTATGATACGGCAGGCGAGGAGGCGGTCTATTCGATCATGGGCGGGGCGATGTTTACGTGCGGGCTCGGGAATGTGCACGGATGCAGGAGAATCGGGGGCACGGATTATCCGACCAATGGCCGGATCCGCACGACTCCGGCCGAGAAGGTGAGTATGGATGCTTTCTGGGACGGCGGGGAATACCGGATCCGGGCATTCTGGCCCATGCAGTCAGACTGTACGGACGTCCTGATGGATGATGCGGGTGTGTTCGGGGAAGCAGGAAAGCTCTATTACCGGTACAGTGACCGGAAAACCGGAAAAACCTATACATTTTCCGGGGACAGTGTGATGCACTTTAAGACTTGGTGCAGCTTTGACGGGATCATGGGGAAATCAGTGCAGGATATCCTGAAAGAGACGGTAAGCGGGACAAGGGAATCCCAGAAATATTTAAACAGACTGTATACCGGAGGCCTTACAGCTTCCATGGCCCTGCAGTACACGGGGGACCTGGACAAGAAGACGCGTACTGCCCTGCAGAAGGAATACAGCGATATGATGACTGGTGTGAAAAATATGGGGAAAGTGGTGGCGGTACCCGTAGGGATGACCCTGCAGCCGCTGAATATCAAACTGACGGACGCCCAGTTCTATGAACTGAAAAAATATTCTGCCCTGCAGATTGCCGGGGCATTTGGCATCAAGCCGAACCAGATCAATGATTACGAAAAATCCAGTTATGCCAACAGTGAGACCCAGCAGCTGGCATTTCTGGTGGATACCATGCTGTACCGTCTGGTGCAGTATGAGCAGGAGATCAACTACAAGTGCCTGGACAGAAAGAAACGTTCGGAAGGATATTTCTTCAAGTTCAACGAGAAGGCTATCCTGCGGAATGATACGAAAAGCCAGATTGAGAGTACCGTGAAGGCGGTCAACAACGGAATCTACACGCCCAATGAGGCGCGCAGTTTTCTGGACATGCCACCCAGGGAAGGAGGGGACGTCCTGATCGTAAACGGGAACTATGTGCCGCTGACGCAGGTAGGTGCGGCATACAGAACGGAAGGAGGCGGAGGACAAGGGCAACCATAGAAGTGAAAGGGGATATCATCCCCAGTGATGTCAAATGGATCTATGACTGGCTGGGTTGGGAATCCACCTGCCCGCAGGATTTCAAAACCGCGATTGAGGGGATGCAGCCGGGGGAGACACTGACGGTTCTGGTCAACTCAGGCGGTGGAGACGTGAAGGCGGGCCAGGAGATATTTTCCATTCTGTACGGGCGCGCAGACGTGGAGATCAGGATCCAGTCCATAGCCGGGTCGGCGGCTTCCGTGATTGCCATGGCGGGCCGGTGTGAGATCAGTCCGGTGGGGGTCATCATGATCCACAATGTGGCAATGCGCGGCGCATCCGGGGACTACCATGACATGGAAAAGAACGCAGAGATCTTAAGGCAGATGAATGCGGCAATGGCAGAGGCATACATAGCCAAAACGGGAAAGACAGAGGCAGAGATCCTGGAACTGATGGACCGGGAGACCTGGATCACGGCAGGGCAGGCGCTGGAGCTGGGATTTGTCGATGCCATATCAGGTCCAGGAACCCCGTCCCTGGTCAATGCCAGCATAGGAATGCGCCTGACAGATGAGATCAGGCAGCAGGTTATGGAACAGAAAAAACAGAAGGACCTGGCAGAGGAGGAAAAACAGAAGCTGCTGGGGGATCTGGATCTTTATGGAATATAAGGAGGAAAACACGATGAACAAGAAACTGCTTGCAATGCTGGACAAGATCAACCAGAAAAAGAGTGAGGTAGTGGCCCTGACAGAGGAAGGGAAGCTGGAGGAGGCGAAGGTGGCCAAAGAGGAGCTGAAAAACCTCCAGCAGAGATTTGACCTGATGAAGGATGTCCTGGATCCGGAAGGGGACGGTCAGGTGTCTGCAACCCAGGCAGCAGGATGCGTATCGGCAGGGGACCAGGATTCGACCCATGAATTTGCCAATGCAGCCAGAAACGGTTTCCGCAACACGATGACAGAGGGGACGCCCGCGGACGGGGGATACACGGTCCCGGAAGATATCCAGACCCGTGTGAATGAGTACCGGCAGTCAAAGGCATCCCTGATCGACCTGGTGGATGTGGAGCATGTCACTACAAACAAGGGCAGCCGTACATACAAGAAGCGTTCCCAGCAGACCGGCTTTTCCAAAGTAGCAGAAGGCGGAAAGATCGGCAGCAAGAACACGCCGCAGTTTGAACGGATGGACTATGAGATCAGCAAGTACGCCGGATACCTGCCGGTGACCAATGAACTCCTGGCAGATACGGACGCCAATATCACCGGGACACTGATCACGTGGCTGGGGGATGAGAGCCGGGTGACCAGGAACAATATCATCCTGGAAGAGGTAAAAAAGAAGGAACCGGCAGCCATTGCTGGACTGGATGATATCAAAAAGATCCTGAATGTGACCCTGGGGCAGGCGTTCAAGTCCACCTCAAAAGTAATCACCAATGATGACGGGCTCCAGTGGCTGGATACCCTCAAAAACGATAAGGGAGAATATCTGCTGCAGCCAAGTCCGGCGGATCCCATGCAGATGCGTCTGTGCGCCGGTGCCACCATCGTTCCGGTGCGTGTAGTCCCGAACCAGGATCTGCAGTCTGATGTATCCACAGCCGGACACCGGAAGATACCGCTTATCATCGGCGACCTGAAAGAAGGGATCAGATTCTTCGACCGGAACCAGATGACGGTCATGACGTCCAATATCGCGGCTATCGGAGACCTGAATGCCTTTGAGGAGGACCTGACCATTTTCCGGGCGATCGAGCGGGAAGACTGTCAGACGAAGGATGCGGAGGCGTTTGTATACGGAGTGCTGGATCTGGCAGACAAAACCGTAACCGGAAGCGGGGAGTAAATGAAAACAGGGAAGGGTGACGGAGCATGACGCTGGAAGAAGTAAAAGCCTATCTGCGGGTGGATTCCGAAGAGGATGACGGAACCATCCGCCAGATGATGGATGCAGCAGAATCCTATATTGTGGATGCGGCCGGGAGGTTTGACGGCGGAAACAGCAAGGCCAGGATGCTTTACATGGCCCTGGTGCAGGATCTGTATGACAACCGGACCCTGATGGTGACCGAGCAGCAGCGGAAACGGATGTCATATACCTATGCGTCCATTCTCCTGCAGCTCCAGTACCAGGATAAAAGCGGGGAGGAGGTGCCGGGAGGGGAATCAATCCGGGAAGATTAAGAAAACGGGTCACCATCATGCGGTACCAGGACGTTCCGGACGGCCTGGGCGGCGTGGTGGCCAGACTGGCCCCGTGCCGGACTGTATATGCAGAGATCCGCCCGGTACGGGGAAATGAGTACACGGAGTACTACAAGGACCTGCATGAACTGTCAGTGAAGATTACCATGCGGTTCCTGGAAGACCTGCTGCCAACGGATGTCCTGGCCTGGAAGGGGAAACAGTATCTGATTAATTCCATCATCAATCCGGAGCAGCAGGACTATATCCTGGAGGTTATGTGCACAGAGAAGCATGAGACAGAGAGACCGGAGGTGGAATAATGGCAGATGCATTTGAAGTATCCGGCCTGGATGAACTGAGGACCGATATGGAGGCCGTGGTCAGCCAGTATCCGGATGAGACGGCAAAGTGGCTGCGCAGGGAGGCGAACCAGTGGAAAAAGGACTGCAACAGCAGGGGATACAGCCAGTATAAGGATGGAAAACGGCCAATCCCCAAAAGCTGGAAAACAGAGAAGGAGGAAAATATTGTCCATGAGGTAAACTCCATATCCATACGGAATACGGCGCCCCACTTCCATCTGGTGGAAAACGGACACCGGAAGGTTCTGTGGGGCCGGGAGACCGGGGGATTCGTACCAGGGAAGCATTACGCAGAACAGACACGGGCAGAATGGAGGGACAAATTCCCGGAACATGCGGGGGAATACACGGACAGAATGCTGAAAGGACACAATCTATGACGGAACTTTCTGACTTAAAAAGGGCCTGCAACGGGATCCTGAAACAGCTTTACCCGGATATGGGGATCTACGGCACAGACACGCCGGAGGCCCAGAAGAGACCGTGCTTTTTTACGGAGATCGTACCTTACAGTTTCCGGTATGAAACACGTAATTTTGCCAGGATGTCTGCGGCGTACAAAATCACATATCTGGAAAAAACCTGCAGCGAGGAGGACCAGCTGAGGAAGCTGTCAGAGATCAGGCAGGCTTTTGGCATGACGGTCGCTGTGGGCAGCAGGAAACTGCGGGTTACGGAATTTGACCATGAATATGCAGGAAGCCACAATGATATCCTGCAGGTCAGTATCACGTTTGACTGGTATGAGAATACCAGAAAACCGGAACCAGGAGACCTGATCCGGGAGGTAACCATCCGTGAGGAACTGGAAAGAAGGAGGAAATAAAAGAGGAAATCACCAGAAGTAAATATCTCATTTGTTGAGAAGGGAGCCACTGCGGTAGCCAGGGGGGAGCGGGGGATCGTGGCCCTGGTCCTTAAGGACAAGGAAGATCTTAAGGGCACATACACAGTTTATGGCATTTCAACGGTTCCGGAGGGGCTTTCTGGGGAGAACCAGCAGTACATAAAGGATGCGCTGAAAGGATACCAGGTATCCCCGCGCAAGGTCATCGTATATGTGATGGAAAGCGGGAATGAAAACGGCTATACAGACATGATGAAGTATTTTGAAAATACGAAGTTCAACTGGATGGCTGTACCAGAAGCGGGAAAAGACGGAAAAACCCAGGATATTGCCACCTGGATCAAAACCATGCGTACCGTCAATATGCGCATGGTGAAGGCAGTGCTGCCAAATACCAGTGCGGACTGTGAAGGGGTCGTGAATGTCACCTCCAGCCTGTTTGATGCGGAGGGGAATGAGATCACCCCGGATGCAGCATGTCCCAGGATTGCGGGACTGATCGCCGGGACCCCGATGACCATTTCCTGCACATATGCGCCCATGATGGAATATACGGACTGCAGCCGGATGAACCGGGAAGAGATGGACGAAGCGGTAGACAAGGGCAAACTGGTATTCGTGTGGGACGGGGAAAAGGTAAAGGTGTGCCGGGGTGTCAACAGCTTTGTAACCACAACTGATACAAAAGGGGAGAGCTTTAAGAAGATCAAGATCGTTGAGATCATGGATATGATCCAGGAGGATATCAGCATCACAGTCCAGGATTCCTATATTGGAAAATACGCAAACAGTTATGACAACAAGTGTCTGCTGATTACAGCGGTCAATGCTTATTTTGCCGGACTGGTGCGGGACGGACTTTTAAAATCCGGCACCTGCTCCATTGACGTGGAGGCCCAGAGGATCTACCTCCAGTCCCAGGGGGAGAGTGTGGAGGAGATGTCAGATGATGAGATCCGTCAGGCCAATACAGGAAGCCGTGTGTTCCTGAAGGCGGTAATCTCCATTCTGGACGCGATGGAAGATATTGACCTGGAGATCAGTATTTAAGAGGGAGGGAAAATATGCGGGGGTATGAATCAGACAATGTGATCAACGGAACCTGGGGCGAGTTGTGGCTGGATGACACATATATGGCAGAGGCCACGGCCTTTAAACTGGAGATCAATGCAAAGTACACATCCGTCACCCGCTGCGGGAAGCTGGTGGACGGCCAGAAACTGACCGGGATTGAGGCGAAAGGGGAGGTAAAGCTTCACAAGATATCATCATTTGTTGCGAAGCGTGTATCAGACAGACTGAAGCAGGGGAAATCCCCCAGCTTCAAGATCATATCAAAACTGGATGACCCGGACGCATTCGGGGCGGAACGGGTTGTTGCCTATAACTGCAAATTTGACAAGGCCATACTCGCAGACTGGGAGGCCGGAAAGAATGGCGAGGAGAGTTATTCCTTCACCTGCGAGGACTGGGATTTCCTTGATTCCATTTAAAATTCATAAGGAGGTTTTAAGATGAGTCTGGTAGATAAGCTGATGGCGATTGACAGAGGGGATTTTGCAAAAGAGAAGACCGGGGAAGTGCGTGCAAAACATCTTTCCGAGGTGATGGGGGGAGATGTGAAAGTGACTATAAAAGCACTTAAAGGGGATCTCTACAATGAAATTATGACACGGATGATCGATAAGAAAGGCAGGAGCAATTTCGGGAAAGCTTACGACATTAACGCGATTCTCTGCGTGGAAGGCGTTGTGGAGCCGGATCTGAAGAATGCGGACCTGCAGAAGCATTTTGGCTGCGCATCGCCGAAGGATCTGGCAAAGCTGTTTTTTCCAGGAGGGGAACTTACCCGGGTGGCGGATGAGATTACAGATCTTTCCGGATTTTCCAAAGAAGATGAAGAAGAGGAAGAGAAGGAAGAATTAAAAAACTGATCGGGACGGACGGGAAGACGCAGAAAATGTATCTTCTCTTCCGTCTTTTTGGCTGGGAGCCGTCGCGGTATTACAATATGGGCTACGGGGAACAGAAAATCACGGATGCATTCCTGGTCCAGATGATTACGGACATGAAAGAACGGGAGGGATAAAAGGTCAAGAGTAATTGATGCTGTTCTGAGGCTGCAGGACAGATTCACGGCGCCTGCATCAAAGTCCATACAGGCAATGACAGAGCTGTCAAAAAGGGGCCAGAGAGTCAGACGGGATATTGAGAGGATGGGTGACACCATTGGAAAAGCCGGAAAGACACTGACAGCATCTGTGACAGTCCCGGTGGCGGGAATGGCAGTGGCATCCGTGAAGACGGCGGCAGACTTTGAAGCATCCATGTCCCAGGTAGCTGCCACCATGGGAAAGACCAGGGACCAGATTACGGACCTGACAGATCTTGCGCAGCGCATGGGGGCAACAACGGCATTCAGTGCCAGCGAGGCTGCGGAAGGGATCAATATCCTGGCAATGGCAGGCCTGAATGCCGCACAGATCAGTGATTCCCTGGGGACGGTTCTTAATCTGGCCGCAGCCGGGGCCATGGACATGGGAAGTGCCGCTTCCTATGTGGTGGGGGCTGTCAAGGGGTTCGGGGATGAGATGGGCAATGCGTCAAGGTACGCAGATCTCATGGCCAAAGGCGCGACCCTGGCAAACACGGATGTCCAGGCCCTGGGGGAGGCGGTCAGCTATGGGGCGGCCACGGCAGCAGGCTACAGCCAGACCGTGGACAGCATGACCCTGGCGCTCCTGCGGATGGCGGAGCAGATGGACCGGGCAGACCAGATCAACGGCCAGAGCGGGAAAGAGATCAATGAGTGGTGGAAGGACCTGCAGGAGGATTTCAAGCGTCTGAACCAAAATTATCAGGATTATCTGCGGGAGTTTTATTCTGGGCGGGCGGAGAAGCTGTTAAAGTC